AAGCGGCTGCGCGTGTACACGGGGCTGGACAATTGGCATTACTGGGGCGCGGGCTGGGTCAATCGTGTGGCCGCGCTGCTTGAGGAGATGGCGTAAGCCCATGACCCCGCCGCGCAGCTCCCCCCGCATTATTGCAGATAAAGAAAAAGCGCAACAGGCGATTGAGTTGCGCAAGGCGGGCGCGAACTATGAACAAATTGCTGCGCAGTTGGGCTATGCCACGCGTGGTTCGGCACAGCGCGCTGTCAAGCGGCTGCTGCAAGCCAACGCGGCCGAGGCCGTGGAGGACTTGCGCACGCTGGAGGATGGCCGCCTGGACGACATGCTGAGCGCCATCTACAAGGCGGCGAAGGACGGCGACCTGCCCACGATTGACAGGGTGCTGCGCATTGCAGAGCGGCGTGCAAAGTTGTGGGGGCTGGATGCGCCCGCGCAAGTGCAGAACACGAATGTGGAGGAGATTACCGTTGTCTTCGCTGACGCTGCCCCTACCGAGACCGACACCGCTCCAGACGCGGATTAAGTGGCGCATCTTTTCTTGTTGCGTCGCTCCTCCTTAGTAGGTGTTGGATGCGCGTCGGCAACGTGGTCGGATTGAGTTGCGTAGAGGCGCAGATTCTCAATTCGATTGTCGGACGGATTTTCATTTATGTGGTGGATAACTTCGGAACGGGAAAGGTAGCGGCCCAGATGTTTTTCCATTACAACGCGATGCTCCAGTGCATACTTGCCGCCGCTTCTTGTCGTATCACTAGGGAATGGGTAATCGTCATCCACGCGCACGACTACGTATCCATCCTTGCGTATCTTGCGGCCACCTTTCCAACTAGGCGACTTCTCACGCCGTCGCCCGTACATGGGGTTGTCTGACCCAACTAGACCTCTGCCGTACATGGGATTGTTCGCCCCAGAAATGTCTCGGTAGAACGATGGGTTGGCTTCGGTGAGGTTTCTGGCGGTTATATGACAACTGTGAGAGCAATACTGTTGACGTTGAGATGGGACAGTCCAAAACTCTACGCCACATTGCTTGCATGTGGTGAGATATTTGGTGCTCTTGGCATTCCCAGCGCACTCTCTCGAGCAGCACTTACTCGGACGATAGGCTGGAGTGTGAAACTCTTTTTTGCAGTACTGGCAAATAGCGACCATTTTGCACCTTTCTTGTGCGATATGCGACCGTATTATCGTACGCACAGGGCGGCGAAATGTCAAGTATAGTTGTTTCTATCCCACAACCAACACCGCTACAGAATCGCGTTTTGTCAGCAAATGCGAAGAGGGTAATTACTTGTTGCGGAAGACGATCGGGGAAAACACACCTGGGCGCTATCAAGGCGACCACGGCGCTGCTGACAGGGCAAAAGGTGCTGATTGCAAGCACGTCGCAAGACCAGGCGGACATTTTTTGGCGCTACTTGCGCACGTGGCTTGCGCCGGTGTTGCAGACGGGGCGACTCTACAAGAATGAATCGAAGCGCACGATGGAGTTGGGCAAGGGGTTGCTGCGTGTGAAGACGGGGCGCGACGCCGATGTGCTGCGCGGCTTCGACGCCGACGTGCTGATTCTGGACGAATGCGCCTTCCTTGACCCCACGGCGTGGTACGAAGTGGGCGCGCCGATGATGGCAGACCGCGACGGGACGGCCATCTTCCTAAGCACGCCACTGCGCAAGAACTGGTTCTACCACCTCTACCAGAAGGCGATTGCAGACACGACGGGGCGTTGGATGGCGGTGCACGCAACGACGCTCGACAACCCGCACCTGAATCAGAAGGCGGTGGGGGAGCTTGCGCAGGACATGACCGAAGAGGCGTACCGGCAGGAGATTCTGGCCGAGTTCCTTGAAGGGCAGGGGCAGGTCTTCCGCAACATTGATGCGTGTGCTACAGCGCCCAGGGTGGAGCCTTACGCCGGTGAGTTTGTGATGGGTGTGGACACTGCCCAGAAGCAGGACTACAGCGTGGGCGTGGTGATTGACAAGACGACGCGCCGCATGGTTGACATGATTCGCTTCAACGCTGTGCCGTGGGCGGTCTACCGCGAGCGCATGGCGGGGCTTGCGGACAAGTGGCATGTGGAGCGCATCATCTTCGAGATCAACAGTGTGGGCAGTCCCAACTTTGAGGCGCTGGCCATGGACGGCTTGCCGGTGGTGGCCTTCAACACGACGGCGCAAAGCAAGCCGCCGCTGATTGAGTCGCTGCGGCTGGCCTTCGAGCGGCAGGAGATTGAGATTCAGGATGATCCCGCGTTGTTGAGCGAACTGGGCGCGTACGAGTACACGGTGAGCGCGCAGGGGCGGCCTGCCTACAGTGCGCCGGCTGGGTTGCATGATGACTGTGTGATGGCGCTTGCCCTGGCGTGGCAGGGCGCGAATGCAATGCCGCTCTTTTTGTGAGGTGACGAATGCCTGACGTGATTGCAATGGGTGGTGGTGGCATGAAGGCCATAAGCCTCGACAGCCTCGACAATTGGAGCGACCTGGGCATTATGCCGTGGCGCACGGACGGCGGGCAAAAGAGCACCACGCAACTGGCGGCATCGGTGGCTTTCATGTTTCGCGCTGTGCATCTGCGCGCCGCTGCCCTGGCAGACGTGCCATGGACAATCTACAAGGGTGAGACGGCGCTCTGGGAGAGTGACGAGGTATGCCCCGACGGGTTGCAGCACTTTTCGGATATTGAGGAGCTGCTCTACCGCGCCGAGGTTGCGCTGTGCCTAAGCAGCACGGCCTACTACTTCAAGGAGCGCAACCGCGTGAAGGTGACGGGCTTGCGCTGGCTTGACCCGACGAGCACGAAGCCGCACTGGACACCGGTTGGCATTGACTACTTCGAGCGGCAGGTGAACAACGCGACCGTGCGCCTTGTACCCGATGACGTGGTCTACATTTGGAACCGCGGCCTGAGCGAGACGGAGCCTGCCCCCCCTGCGGCGCAAGCGGCCATGAATGCGGCCAATGCGCTCTACAACACCAATGCCTTTGTGAAGGCCTTTTTCGAGCGGGGCGCAATCAAGGCGACGCTGCTGACTGTGGAGGGGACGCCCAGCCGCGAGGAGCGGGAGAAGCTCAAAAGCTGGTGGGAGCGGCTCATGGGCGGGGTGCGCAATGCCTTTGCGACCGAGGTGATTAGCGCCGCCGTCAAGCCGGTGATTGTGGGCGAAGGTATCAGCGAATTGAGCAACTCCTCGTTGACACAGGAGCTGCGCGAGGACATTGCGACGGCGCTGGGTGTGCCGCACTCGCTTGTGCTCTCCAACGCGGCGACCTTTGCCACAGCAGAGGCGGACAGGCTCAACTTTTACGACACGACCATCATTCCCGAGTGCAACATGATGGCGCGCCAATTGAACCGGCAACTCTTCGCACCGCTGGGCTTGCGCTTTGCGTGGCGGGCCGAGGCGATGAACTTGTATCAGGAGAATGAGGAAGAGCGGGCGGGCGCGGTGGCGGCCTACGTGGCGGCGGGTATGCCGCTGAGTGTGGCGGTGCGTCTGCTTGGCATTGAACTACCGGAGGGGGTGGAAGCTGAAGACCTTGACCCGGAGCCGCAACCAGAACAACTCGCGCCCGAGCCGGTGGTTGCAGCGGCGCAAGATGCACCGGCCCAGCCCGCCCAAAGTGCGCAAGCAGCCGAAGGCAAGGCGATAGAGGCGGCGCAGTTCCGGCGCTGGCTGAAAAAGAAGCCAGAGCGGGATATTGCCGACTTCGAGGCGGCTTACCTGTCGCCCGTGGAGATTGACGGGATTGCCGCCGAGGTGAAGGGGGTGGCGACCGAGCAGCCCCCTTTTGGGTGGCCGGCGTCAATTACCCCTGAATGGGTGAAGGCGCTTGTGCTGCAGCTTGACCCAGGGGATGACGAAGCCGAGCAGCTGATCCGCATGGCGGTGGAAGATCGCACGGCGCTGAATCTGGGGCAGGCAATGGAGGAATGGCGCATCAAGTTGCTTCACCCGGAACTCACGGAGGCGCAGGTGCGCATGTTGGCGCTGAATTTGGAGACGCCGCGCCAGGTGCGGGATGCGATTGAGCAGGGGTTGATTGATGCCGCCGATCTGGGGGTGAGCGTGACGGTTGCGCAGATGGAGAGTGTGGGCTTCGGCTTTGATTTTACGCTGGCGAACATCCACGCGCGCGAGTGGGCGACGCGCTACGCGTACGACCTGGTGAGCCGGATTGAGGATACGACGCGGCGCGGGTTGCAAGAGGCCGTCACACGCTGGGTGGACAATGGGCAGGCGCTTGATGCGTTGCGCCGTGATTTGGAGCCGTTGTTTGGGGGCAGGCGCGCCCGATTAATCGCGTCCACGGAGACGACCAACGTCTATGCGCACGCCAACGAGATGGCGGCGCACGAGTCGGGCGTGGTGGATGAAATGGAGGCGTGCACGGCGCGGGACGAAAGGGTGTGTCCGGTGTGCGGCGTGATGCATGGGCAGCGCAGACCGATTCGCGGCACATACCCGGATGGCAAGGGCCGCCCTTCGTGGCATCCGGGCTGTCGCTGCTGGGAGCGACCTGTGGTGCGGGATTAGGGCTGCTTTTCTTTGGCGGCGCGGGTGGTAAGGCGATTTTGCCATTCCAACTCTTTGCGGATGGCCTGCAATTCATCGAGGACGGCATAGACGCCGAAGGCCCACATCCAGAGCGGGCGCAGCAGGGCGATCAGGCCGATGGTGATGGCGAGGGTGATGATGGATTCGAGCATGGGGCCTCCGGTGCGTGGTGACGGTGTGCGTATTTTCGCGCCGCTGCGTGGGGGGAGCAAATGAGCGCACAGATTCAGATTCTGGGCATTGATGAATTGATTGCCAAGCTGGGCAAGGTGGCTGCGCAGGATGTGCTGTCGCAGCCGATGCAGGAGAGCGTGACGCGCCTGCAGAGCGAGATGCAGGTCTACCCCACGGCAATCGCGGGCAGCCGCTATGTGCGCACGGGGACACTGGGCAGGCGCTGGACGGCAAAAGTCACACGTGTTTCGGGCGGCGTGACCGGAAGGGTTGGCAACAACACGGTGTACGCTCCTTTTGTGCAGAGCCAAATGTTTCAATCGCCCGTCCACGCGGGGCGCTGGCGCACGGATGCGCAGACACTGGAGCGTTTGCGCCCGTGGATTGTGGAGCGTTTTCAAAGGCGCATACGGCAGGCGCTCGGGGAGTGATAGTGAAAGATTTTAACTGCCCGCGTGCTACGCTGGACGAAAAGGGGGGGTGATGATGGAACAGACGACAGCAGTCTCAGTCAAGGCGCTAACCGACACCACGGCCACGATTGCTGGCTATGGCGTGGTCTTCGGCGGCAAGGATTTGTACGGCGAAACCTTCAGCGCCGACACCGACTTCGCGCTTGACCTTGTGCCGAGCAAGCCGGTGCTTTACGACCACAACCTGGGCACGGTGAAACATTGGATCGGCAAGGTGGTCAAGGTTGCGCCGGACGATAACGGGCTGTGGGTTGAGGCCGAGTTGCAGCGCAACACGGATTACGTAGCGCAAGTGCTAACGCTGATTGAGAAGGGTGCGCTGGGCTGGAGTAGCGGGACGGCGGGCCACATGGCAAAGCGCGAGGGCGGGGTCATCAAATCCTGGCCGCTGCTCGAGTTCTCGCTTACTCCCACACCTGCTGAGCCTCGCACGCTGGGCGTCGAGATGATCAAGGCACTTTCAGAATCCGATGCATCGTTTGAGGCATTGCTGCCAAAGGGGGACGCGGCCACGTCCTCGGCGCGTGCGGACGATGTTGGAGAGCACAACGAAGTGGACGCAGTGACAACGGGCGACACGCCCGAGGAGATCGAGATGGAGACCGAGGAAGTGAAGGCCGTGGCCGAGGCCCCGGCTGTGGATGTGAAGGTTGCGACGTTGGAGACGGAAGTCAAGTCATTGCGCGAGATGCTGGAGAAGGAGCCGCCTGTGAATGGGCAGGGTGTGAATGTGATCAAGCAGCGCGGCGACAGCGAGGTGAAGGCGCTGGCACACTGGCTGCGTACGGGCGACAACGGCGGCATCAAGGCAAGCAATGCGACGGACATGAACATCGGCACACCTGCGGACGGCGGCTACGTTGTGCCGACGGGGATGCTCAACCAGATCATTGCGCGGCGCGACGAGATGGCGCTGGCAAGCAAGCTGGGCGTGCGGCGCATCCCTGGTACGGGCTTGACGGTGAATGTGCCGGTGGACGCGGAGGCGGACGGCGAATTCATTACGAAGGCGGAGGCTGCGGCCTACGACCTGGATGCACCCGCGATTGGGCAGGTGCCGATGACGCTGGTGAAGTACACCAAGCAGATCAAGCTTTCGGAAGAGCTGCTTGAGGATGAAGACGCCAACCTCATGAGTTTCCTGACCGACTGGATTGCGCGCGGCCTTGCCAAGACGCAGAACGAGTTGCTGCTGGCAGCGGTTGCGGCGGGCGGCTCCACCCTCAAGACCTTTGCGGGTGCGGCAGCGGTTGCCATTGGCGAACTTGAGGACATTGTGGCGAACGATGACCTGGCGAACTATCTGGATGACACCGGCTCGGTTGGCTTTGTGATGAAGCCCTCGACCTACTGGTACATCAACAAGTTGGCCAGTGCGAACATGCGCTACTACGCCGAAAGCAATGCGAGCGGTAGTGTGCAGCAGAAGACGCTGCTTGGCTATCCTGTGGAGTTCTCGGCGAAGTCGGGCGCAATCACCACGGGCCAGAAGTCGATTTACTTTGGCAACTGGAACTTTGTGGGCATGCGCGAGGGGACGGGCTTGCAGGTGCTGCGTGACCCGTATTCGAGCGCCGACACGGGGCAGGTGAATTTGTGGTATCGCTTCCGCACTGTCTTCAAGGTGCTGCAGAGCGAGGCAATTGGGTTCGCTGTCCAGGCTTAATTTGACGCAAGGAGGTAAGCCATGCGGGTAGTGTGCAAACGGGCGTTTGTGGCTCTTCACGAGGGCCGACAATACGCATTCGCTGAGGGGGATACCCTCGACCTGCCCGCGGGCGTGGACTGGGTGGAGGCGGGGTTCGTGGAAGCGGTGAAAGCCCCGCCTCTGCCCGAGACTGACGCTGCGTCTCGGGCTGCGAAGCCCAAACGCAAGGGGGCGAAGTAATGGCCTACTGCACTGTGGAGGGGTTGAAGGCATACCTGGGTGTGAGTGACAGTGCAGACGATGCGCTGCTGGCCACGCTGATTGGAGCGGCGCAAGCGGCGATTGATGCGCAGACGGGGCGCACATTTGAGGCGGCTGCCGACAGTGTGCGCTATCTGGACGCCCGTGCCGACGTGCGCGGCGCTGTGCTCTGGCTGGACGCAGACTGTGCGGCGATTACGAGCATCGTCAACGGCGACGGTGTGGAAGTGACCGCCAATCAGTATGTGACGGATCCGCGCAACGGGACGCCGATCTATGCGGTGCGGCTGCTTGGTTCGAGCGGCATTGCGTGGACGGGGGGCAACGACAACGAGAACGCGGTTGCGGTGACGGGCAAGTGGGCATTCAGCCTCACGGCCCCCGCCGACATTGTGCAGGCGTGCACGCGCCTGGCCGCCTTCTATTATCGCCAGAAGGACAACATGGGCGATGGGGACAGGGCGATCATTGCCGGTGGTGCGACTGTGCTGCCCGTGGCGCTGCCGAAGGACATGCTGGCGCTGCTTGCACCGTACAAGAGGCTGGTATGAGCTACGCCACGATGATTGCGGGCCTCTGCGCCCTGCCCGTTGCGGGCGTGAAACGTGTGCTCGACTACCAGCCGACGCAGGCGAACACGGCTGATTTGCCGCTGCTTTTTCCGAGCCTGCCGCGTGGCGAGCACAGGGTAGCGACCTTAACGGGCGGCATGGACCTGCCCGTGATGCGCGTCAACCTGGCGATACTGGTGGAGCCCACATTGCAGGGCAGGGCCGAGCCGACGTGGGAGAAGTGCGTTGCGCTGATTGATGCGCAGATTGAGACGCTTGACGGGGCCGTGTTGACCGTGGGCGTTGTGGGCTACAGCACGCGGCTGGAGGTGTACACCTTTGGTGCGGGCGACAATGCGACCGCGTACTGGACACTTGTCACTGAAGTGGAGGTGCAGTAATGCCCAAGCGCGGCACGCTGGCGCGCCTGCTGGTCAACCAGTGGGATTTTTCGGGCCAGACGAACAAACTGGAAGTGGATTTGAGCACGAACCG